CATTAGTAGCAGCATTTTCAAAATAAGATCCGTCTTGAAGTTGTCCGTCTGAACTTACATTACGAACTATAACATTGTTTGCCATTTAAGATATTTCTCCAGTTTACATATTTACCAAAAAATTTAGGGGGATTTTGGTTCCATAAATAATATGCACACTTAATGGAGCCATTTTATGCAAACTTTACAGCCTTATTCAGGCAAGTTAACAAAATTTTATCGTCAACCTAAGGTTTATCTGTCATTACCGTCAAAAGGTAGGTGGTATAAAGAAGGATGTATACAAGAAGACGTAGAAAATCTGCCAGTCTTTGGTATGACAGCTATGGATGAGATTATGTTTAAGACTCCTGACGCTCTTTTCTCGTCAGAATCTACAGTTTCAGTTATTAAATCTTGTATTCCTGCAATTACTGACCCTTGGCAGATACCTCAAACAGATATTGATACTATATTAATTGGTATTCGTATTGCTACGTTTGGTGAGAAGATGGATATGACTATTACTTGTGGAGGATGTTCAACAGAATATGACATGGCATACGACTTATTGCCACTGTTAGATTATTTTTCACAGCTACAGTTTCAAGATGTTTGTGTAGTTCCGCCTCTTACATTTAAATTGCGACCACTGAACTACAAACAACAAACAGATATGAAGATTGATGCATACAGAATGCAGAAACAAATTGTAGAAGCATCTAAACATGACGATTCAGAACAAAATATGAAGGCACTTGACTCTTTCTATAAAGAGTTAGGTAAAATACAAGCGTCTAATCTAAAATATCAAATTGAATCTATCGCAGCAGACGAAGATGAAGTAAGTAACCAGCAGGAAATTCTAGATTGGTTAAACAATTCTGAGAAAATGTTTTATGACGGATTGCGTAAACACATAGACGCTCAGAGAGATGCTTGGATGCCACCTAAGCAGAAAGTTAAATGTGCGTCCTGTGCCCACGAACAAGAAGTAACAGTAGACTTAGACCAGTCAAATTTTTTCGAACCAAGCTGATTCCAATGTCTCCAATGGAGATAATCCAGCTTAGTAAGGAGATGGAAAACCAAACTAAAGAAATTAAGTTTAATGTATTCAAAATATCCTGGTATATGCGTGGAGGAGTTACCTCTGAGGACTTATTTTGGCGTTACTCAATCGAAGATCGTAATATCCTCAATGATGTAATAAAGGAGAACATAGAAGTGGTCAACAAAACGGGATTACCACTTGTCTAATTACCACAGAGCTTACGCTCTAACACTCACTCAGTATCGCTCAACTCCGTCTTCGCTCACTTGTGCTCGTGTTAATTACGCCTTCAGCCTCTAAACGCTTCTTATATTGGATGGGAGAGATATCTTCTGTAGATGGAAGTCAGGTGGAACCTATCCGCAGGTTCCACCTCCTTGATACTTTCTGTGAGTGTTGAGCCAAGGCGATAATGAAGTAGGTATTTTGCTAGTCCCTGGGGCTTTGGCCTCTCCCCTACCTACACCAACATCACGCTACAGAATGTTTCTCAACATGCCTTACGCTACCCCTAACCTCGTTCCGGTGTTAGGGTTTTTGGGACATTGTGCTCACGTCAGAATCCAAACTAGATGTATTAACCTAGCTCTCAAGACGGATCGAGGTACCCCGATCAAACAACAGAGCAATTATAGCTTATCAGCGTTGCTGTAAGTTTTCCTTACAACGGTGCTCGAAAGATTTTTGATTGTGCCTAAAGAAATTGTCAAAGCCTGTAATGCGCCAAGTAATATTTTTAGAATCTTTGTAGTCTATGTGCCTATCAGTATGAAAAAATGAGCCTTCTAATTGGTATGCTATGTATGTGCCTTTGCGGGTTATCTTAAAAAATAATATATTGAGGTCTCCCTTGTCAGATGCTGCACGAGTTTGTTCTAACCAGCTATCTAAAACGGGAACCTGTTGTGTTAACAGGTTGTGAAATGGGAATTCTGCATAGTTCTTGCACTCTGCATTAAAGAATTTCCAATTATCAGGCGGAATAATGTCACCCTTATGTGCTCTAACCTGTCCTTCTGTGAGGGTTTCGCGTCTATAAGCGTTCTTTCCGCCTGTGAATGCGCCAGAATCAGGAACTCTAGTAAAAGAATCACTGTAAAGTTGTGATAGAAAGGTACAAACCTCTCTTTCAAAAGTTTTTCCTTTAGTTTTGCTCTTGCTTGGCATAAAATTAGTTATAAAATTTCTAAATCATTAGCAAACGAGGAGAATCCGTTCTCCTTAACAACTTTTAATACATTATTTACACGACCAACCAACTCATCCTTGTGAGAAATGAGAAAAACATTCTTCTTTCGCTCTCTACCCATCTTTTTAATGACAGATAATGAGTTCTCAACACCTGATGTGTCCATTCCAGAGTCAATAAGCTCGTCAATAAACAATAAATTAATGTTTTCATACAGTGATTCCCAAACATCTCTAAAAGCAAACGATAATCCAAGTATTAATCTGTTACGTTCGCCTCTACTTAGGTTGTCAAAGTCTAGATCTTGTCCAAATTGTGTTATCTCTACTGCTAAATCGTTTAGAAATACTACTTGATGCGGTAATCCAAGGGCATTAAGGTAAGATGTAAGCCTATTATTAAGGTATGCAAGGTTCTGTTCAATAATTTTCTTACGAATAAAGGAATCCTTACTTGTTAATAGCTTTAAAAGGAACTCTTGATGCTCTTTAAACTTAGTTAAGTTGTTAATATTATCCCAACTTATCTCTTGTATAGCAGATTCCTTTAGTTCGTTGATCTGTTCACGGTAAGGATCCGTCTCTTTGTTCTGTCTCTCCCACGCATTCTCCAAAGATAGCATATTTTCTCTATGTTCGTATGCTTCTTTCATAGTTTCGTAGAAGGTTTCAGGTCTTCTGTTAATATCTCCTATCTCACTTAGTGCCATACGAGTATCATGTGCCTTTTTTGCTACTTCATTGAGGTATTTGTCAGCATCTTTTAGCTCTTTCAGCTTTTTCTTGAGTATCTCAGCGTGTTGCCCTTTCTTTAAGGGTTGTCCACAAACATAACACTCGGTATTCTCAGCTCTATTGTATTCTTCTAGAGCTTTATGCGATGCTTTTTGTGCTCTGTTCTCTGCTGCCTCTAATGTAGCAAGCTCTTTCTGTAGAGATAGCTTCTTATTATTGTATTCTTCCCACTTATTAAGCTCTTCGTGTAACCTTAACTCCTCATCTATGTTAACTCTTTGTAGTTCTTTAATAGATGCCATTAGTTTGTTAAGGGATTCCTTATGATTCTGCACCCAAGCCTGTTTTTTAATGGTTAAAGACCCAATACTTGTTTCAATAGCTTCATTGGCGGTCTGTTTTGCTCTAATATTAACTTCTTCTTCCTGTATAGCGTCTTTAGTATACCTAATTTGCTCTTTTAGAGCATCGGCCTTCTCAGAAAGTTGGGTAATACCAAGCAATTGTTCAATAATAGCTCGCTGATCGTTAGTTCTAAGAGATAAAAACGGTTCTGTATAGGTATTAAGTGCTACAATATGCTTAAACATGTCGTGACTCATGCCTAAAAGCTCATTTATCGTTTCTTGTGTCTTACGAGAGTCGCCTTGTGACTCATCTAACGCTTCTTGCTCCTGATCATTGATGTAAAACTTAAGAACATTAGGAGATCTACCACGTTCAATGCGGTATTCTACGTTATTCTTGTTAAAACCCAGTGTAACAAGCATATTTTTGCCGTTAGTCTTGTTAATTAGGTTGTTTCTCTTGATATTTGTTAGTGCTTGACCATATAATGCATAAGATAAAGCATTTACAATGGTAGTTTTACCTGTTCCATTACGAGAACCAGCATCATCACCGCCTTGATCTAAGTTTTCACCTAGTACAAGTGTTAATTTCTGCTGATTAAAGTTAGCTGCCTGCGTTTGATTACCTACAGACATGAAATTCTTTACAGTCATGTTCTTAATAGTAATCATAAGTCCTTATATATGCTTAATAGTGTATTTTTGTCAAAGGAATCAGACTCAATAGCGTTAATTTCATTAGCTACTATCTCATCTACGGATTCAAACTTAGAAATATCCAGCTCTGTAGTGATTTCTTCTATCTGTTTTTGTGGAATAAGCACTACTTCACGGCAATTATACTGTGATATATATGTTTCCTTAATGAATTGTGCTTCTTCAAACGATATAGGAAGGTCAATAGTACATCTAATGTACATATTGTCCTGTACTACACCTGATTCAGGGTCTAATAGCTGCGATAGCGTAGTTGTACGGTACTTTGGACAGTCTTTCCAGTTGATATACTTAGGTTTACCAACAGATCTGTCCAAAATCATCATACCGCGAGCATCATCTCCAGCATCTGCATAGTTATGAGGGAAAGCATTACCAATATAGTGTATCTTACCCTGCTTTTGACGCTTATGGAAGTGACCTGAGAACACATACTCTTGATTTTTGAAGTGTTCCACCCTCAAATCACCTGCTTCTGGCATTTTAACCATAGCATTCATATAAAATGACGGTAATTCAAAGTGACCAAACATATATTTGGTAGATATTTCAGGAATCTTCTTGTATTCATCGCTTACAAGCCAAGGAATAAGTGCTACATCGTCTTCTATAAGCATTTCATTAACAAATTCCACGCCAGGAATGTGTTTAGATAGCACTGTAGAAGCAATATCACGTTTATCCTTGTAATATAAGTCGTGATTACCTGTAAATATGAAAAACTGCTTAAAAGCAGCGCCTAATTTCTCTAAAGAGCGTAATGTTGCCTCCATAGTAGTGAGATTTAGGCTATTTCGGTTGTGATGCCAATCTCCACAGAAGATTCCAGTGTCACACTTGTTCTTTTGCGCTTGTTCTATAAACCAATCAACGAAATTTTCGCAATCTGTTAAGTGTATTTTACTATTGCCTTTAAGACCCAGATGAATGTCTGTAAAAACTGCCGCTTTTTGGAACATTATGCCCCCTCTGTAAAAATTTCTATGTAATCTTTAGTGTATAAACCCTTCAAACTGCGATTTCTCAGTGTCTGTGGGTGTATATTTGTAGCTAACATAAACTCTCGTTTAGATTTATAGTGTAAAACCTCTCCTTTAGCGTTCATAACAGTTAAAGGTATGCTAACTTTAGCCGCCCCTTTAGCACTATTAACACGGTTTTTACTACACCGCCCCTCATATGCTTCGTTATCCAGGCTGCTCCAGCTTTCTTTAAACTGTTTAGAACGCTGTTCTACTAAATCAGGGTTATTAGCATATGTCTCTCGTAACGTAGCGCCCTTTTTGGCATAAACCTCCTCATTATGTAGGTGTGAGACCATTTCTTTGCGTTCTTGGGCGGAGGTTCTTGCCCATTTTTGTTCTATATTGTAAATAGTTTGCCTTTCAGAGAGGATTTGTAGTAGTTTCTCAACATCCTCGTCTTGTAATGTGTGTAAATCATACTTACCTATGCCGTCACCGCCAGGAGAGGAGTTCAAACCCCGCCTATATGAGTCATATTTTGCGATATAATCTATTTCTGCGAGTGCTAACTTAACTATACTTGTAAAACCTCGCTCTATTACCTCGTAATGTATATCTTCTATACTATTATTTGTAATAGCACGGGCTAACTTTGTATCTTTTTGTGTAGCCTCTCGTAAATGTGTATTAAACCGCATCTTTCTATGCTCAGGATGTGTGTCAAATCCTATGTAAACCTTTTTTTGTATCGTAATCTTGTATATAAACATCATAACCCCGTAGTGTATATAGTATATATACACATTGGGCTATAGATGCTTCAGAAATGAATAAAAAAAGAGGTTGACAAATTAGTAAAAACCTGCTATAATGATATTAAGCCTATTTTAATTGAATTGTTCTTGGTATTCTGCTTCTCTTTTGAGCGCAATAGCCCATTCGCCTTCGGCTTGGCGTGTATATGATGGAGCCATGTTGTTCATCTCCAAAATATCGTCACGAATTGTCTGATTTTTCTTTTCTAAGTTAATAATCCTTACAAAAGAGTTTGTAACAGCCGCTGTATAATACGCAAACGGGTTAGCAGACTTAGATTCGTCAAATTGTAGCCCAATTTGAGCTAATTGTAGGATGGCTTGCCCTCTCATTTCGTCGTTATAGGTATATCCACGAACATTTCCTTTTGTAGCGTAGCGTTCGCAGAGTTTAATCCACATTGTAGCAAGTGTATCTGTAGAAGTACCAGATTCTAGTGAGAAATGCCCTGTTTCTACATCTCCAATCCAGTGAGATTTGCCTACACACACTAATTCGTCCTCTTCGTTGAACTTATAGTGTTGAAATGGCGGAAAATTTACCTTAACTTTAGTATCTGCTACAGTTTTAGGGTTCTTTTTACGCCCAGGCTCTGCTGGAATGTGCTCAAACGTCATAATCCTAAAGATTAAGTCAGTTTTTGCTACTTTGCGATAATCTAAATCGCTAGAAATGCGTTTAGCACGAGCTCTTTTAGCATCTGCAACTGTTCTGATGTTAATTTTATCTACACCAAGCAAAATACTATCATATTGATGATAATCTGCTTCTGTAAACCGGCAATAAGATGATTTGGACTTGTGAATTTCGGACAGGATGTCGCGATTGTTAAGATAGTTTTTTTTCTTCATATATTCTCCGTGTATATTTATTATTTTAACAGAATGCGTAAAAAAAGTCAACTAAATAATGTAAATAAAAGATTTTTAAGGAGATCTAATGGCTATAGCTTTTCCAACGGCCGCTACAGTAGGCGAAAAATATATAGAAAACGAAAAAATATGGGAATGGAACGGGACAGCATGGAATAAAATGCCAGCTGGCGATGTTCTTTCGTCAGATTCTGCTCCATCCTTACCATTTGATGGGCAACTTTGGATAGATACTGACTCAGGCGGGGCGTATTATTATGATTCTAATAATGGATGGCTACAACTTGTCTCAGGTGCTGTAAATAATCCAGCAATCACTATAAATCATGCAATGATTATTGGATCATCGTCTGCTCCGCAAACTGCTACTCAACTTTATAATATACAAGCAGATTCTATTGCTAATAATGGCTTAATGTTATCAAATAGAGTATATTCTGTTTCAGGATCAGACTATTACAATGCTCTAGTAATTTGGGGACAAACAAATACTAACATTGAACGAAAATCAATACAATCAAATGCTGATGCTGTCGTCGTAGCACAAGCAGATATTAATAATATGTCTACAGATGCTGCTGGTGCTGGTAATAATAACAGTTTAATAGTTAATAAAGCGTTTGATATGACTAATATTTCCGGAACACAACTATTTAGATACTCTCATTCAAATGGTACAGAATATACACATGGTAATTTACAAGTTCGACGCTCGTATGCAACAGCCACAGCAAATTATACTGATGTTCTATTCATATCAGGTAGCAGAGATACCACTTTTTGGCTAAATTCTGTTGAAAAGTGCCAAATTGTAGCTAATAATACGGCAGTAATGTTACCAAATATATCAAATGCTCGTACAAGAGGAACAGCAGTTAATGATTTTGACAATGTTATATACTGTTATGGTGCTGATACCGGAGGACCTCCAACAAATAACTTTACAAAGATGAATTTTGCGGCAGAATCGCAACAAGATTTTGTTCCTACTGGTGCTATAGCTAGAAAAAGCGTTCAAGGTGTAGCCAATGATACAGATGGTTTATTCTTTGGTGGGAGAGATACAAATAGCACTCGGATAAGCGATGTAGCTAAGATAAATTTTGACTCACTTTCGTTTCAGGCAAGCGTAGGATCATTATTAGACGCTGTTTCAAACCACACTGCAACATACGGAAATTAATATGACGACTACATCAGTTAGTGTAGGTAATAACGGTATTGGTGCTGCATTAGAATCTGCTGGAAATTCTATTTCAGGTGCCTTTGATAGCGGCGTTTCTTCTATAAAAAGCACTTTTAACTTAGATAGTTTTGGTTCAGATAAAAGATCAAGTGCTTTGCCAACTAATAGTGCAAAGCAAGCAAAGGAAGGGCAGTTCTCAGATGCATATTTTGCACTATCGCAAGCACCTGATTGGCGTGTTCGAATATCAATACCTTCTGTTTTTCTTGAATTTAAGATGAATGAGATATTATATCCTTTGTATAATACAGGGAATGCTATGATATTTCCATATACACCTACTATTTCTCTTGCATCATCTGCTGGTTATTCGTCATACGAACCAACGCATAGCAATTATCCTTTTTATGCTTATAAAAATTCTTCGCACGAAGACTTAAACATACAAGGAGAGTTTACAGTAGAGACAGTTGATGAGGCAAAGTATTGGTTAGCCGCAAGACACTTGATGAAATCTTGTACAAAAATGGCATATGGAGAGAATGAAAATATTCCAGACGGAGCACCACCTCCAATATGTAAGTTAAATGGCTACGGAGACCATATTTTCAAAGATGTACCTATTTTGATTGCTAAATTTGATGTAGTATTAGACAAAGATATTGATTATATGTATGTAGCACCTGGTTTTGCTGGAGATACCAAAGGCACATATGTACCAGTTCGTAGTATGTTTTCAGTTCAAGCCAAAATAGTGCATAGTAGACAGAAAGTTAGACAGTTTTCACTATCAGACTTTGTAAAAGGTTCGTATGTTAAGTCTGGGGAGTTCATGTAATGGCATTTTCTGCATCATCACCGTGGTATAATACCGGAATAGTTGCTAATTCGTACTTAGATGTACTAAAAATTAGACCTATACCAGCTAATGATGATGATCCTTTGTATGAAATTGAAGAACAATACACACATAGGCCTGATTTATTGGCATTTGATATGTACAATGATCATAAATTATGGTGGGTGTTTGCTCAACGAAACATGGATGTAATATTAGATCCAATATATGATATAACAGCAGGTACAGAAATCTATCTTCCACAAGCAAACTTACTTAAAAAACATCTAGGTCTATAATTTATGTCAAATGGTATTTCTGATTGGATTAAAGATACAGTAGATTCTACAACCGAATACGCTGGAGAAATTGTTGATGATGTTAAAGATTTTTTTAGTCCAAATGTAACTGTAGAAGATGCTGTAAATGAAGAAGAAGGTTTACTTACTAGCAAGGTAGATAGCGATGGATCTCTCAATTCTGCTACAATAAAAGACCAAGGATCTAGTACAAGTTCAGCATCAGGACAAAAAACCTTTATTACACATAGTGATAAAGGACATATGTATAATGAATTAGATCAATTTGCGTCACATAACACTATTTTTACATTAGCAGCTCTTACAGATGATGAAATATCTAACCCTGATTCAACATATAGATCAAAAGAACCAGAGATAACAATACTTCGTTCAGGTGGAGGAGTAGATGCACCTGGCGGATTTGGGTTAGAACAGTACGATGGCAAGCTAGAATACTTTATTGAAGATGTAAACATAGAATGTTTAATAGCTCCTAACGTATTTGTTAAACAAACCAATGCTACAAAGATAGAATTTACAGTTTTTGAGCCGTATTCTATGGGGCAATTTATATTATCAATAATGCAGGCGGCTAAAAAGGCAAAACAAGGCAAGGAAGTTAACTATCTTGCACATCCTTTTCTGTTAACTATGACTTTTGTAGGGTGGGACGACAATGGTAAGCAAGTTCCAACTGACGTAACTGCTAAAATGCGAAGAATGTTTCCTTTTGTTATATCGGATATACAATTTAACACCGAAGAGAAGGGTAGTACGTACAAGGTTGTGGGCGTACCTTGGAATGAACAAGCATTATTACAAGAAAATCAAACACTAAAAGTAACACACAAGATAATAGGCAGGACTGTTAAAGAATTATGTCAAACATCTTTGTATTCCTTGTCAAATGCTTTTAACGAAGATCAACAAAGACAGAAGGTTAAATCAAGTTATACATATTCTCCAGATGAATATCTAATAGTATTTCCAAAGCTAGATGGTAGTGGCGATCCTGAAAATACAAAAATTACCTCATCAAGTGCGGCAGAAGGTTCAGCTACTTTTAATCCAGGCGCCGATGCTGATAGTGGAGATGTGAATAATGTAACGGATAAGCAATTAGAGTTTTATTTTGAGCAATCTGTAGCAGTTAGAAAAGCTATTTCTGTCAATAGAGAGGGTGTTAAACAGAATTTTAAGAAAGAAATTAATAATGTAAAGGCTGTTGTAGCAAAAAGATCAGATATTGGCGAAGCTGGCAGGGCATATGCAGACAACGAAGACACAATTAATGACATTGGCAAAGCAAAAATGTCAAAATCATCCGTTCATAACGATAAGCATCCGTTCTTCAAACCTATATATGCTGAACTTAACGATAAAAAGCAAGGAATATTTAATAGAGACAGGATTAAAATATCCGATGGACTTGTAGAATTTGATTTTGACGCAGGAACTTCTATACAGGATATGATAGAAGAGATTATATTAATGAGTGAATATGGCAGAGGACTACTTGAACAAACTCCTGTAAATGATATGTATGAGTGGTTTAGAGTAGACTTTGAAGTATATCCAATTGATTCAAATGCTATCCCTAGTAGAGGAAGGGCTGCTCAGCTATTTGTTTATAGAGTTTATCCGTATAGAATGCATAAGAGTAGATTTCAAGCAATGTCAGCCTCTAATGATGTAAACTTTTTATATGATAATGCTATTAAGAAGTATGAATACTTATATTCTGGTAGAAATGATTCTATAATTAACTTTGATATTCAATTTAATAAGGCTTTTTATACAGCATTAACAGCAGCATATGACACAAAGTCACAATCGCAAACGCAAACAGCAAATTCTCGTTCTGCTAACGACATTGCAAGCAACTTAACATTAACAACTGTTGATTCAGGCGAATCTGCTAGCGGTAACAGAGAAGCAGTAAGTGTTCCTGGCGCTTCTACTGGTAGAGTTGGCGGTAGTCATGGAGAAGTTGTAGAAACTGCTGGCGCTAGAGATTGGAATGACATATTTTTAAATTCTAATGTAGATTTAATTAACATTGAGTTAGAAATAGTAGGCGATCCGTATTATATTGCAGATTCAGGCATGGGTAATTATCATGCTAAAAGCAAAACATTTAATTTAACCACAGATAATACAATGAACTACGTAAATGGAGAAGTTCATATTGTCATAGAATTCAAAACACCAATGGATTATCCATTTGCTAATGATACAACTAGTGATTCCTTTATGAATTTTAAAGATAAAAGTTTGCCAGTAAAAGCATTTTCCGGCGTGTATCAAGTTATTAGAGTAAACAATACAATTTCAGAAGGTAAGTTTACACAAAAATTACATTGTATTAGAGTAAGAAATCAATACAAGCTAGATACTCTGCAACCACCAACAGAAAAGAAACTAATAACAGTGAATACTTCTACAGAATTTGCACATAATGTTGGAGCTTACCAAAGGAATCAACACTTATGAGTACAACATATCAACCAAAAGTTTCTATAGGATCTCGTCCTGAATGGATGAAAGGTGTAGGACCTTATATTGGCAGAGTAGTTAACCACTTAGATACAGAATATATGGGTGGTGTAGAAGTAGAAATACTAAAAACTTCTGATTCATCTGGTACGCAGGATTCTGCTTATGTTATTCCTTGTGTGTATGTCAGTCCGTTTTTAGGTCAAACACCGCTACAAGGGTTATCTCAAAATGCTGGATTTGATAATACACAAAAAAGTTACGGATTCTGGGCAGTGCCGCCAGATGTAGGAGTAAAAGTTTTAGTATTACTAGGCGAGAATAACTTAGGCTTTGGATTTTGGATAGGATGTATCCAAGATAAGTTTATGAACTTTATGATGCCTGGTAATGGATCTACAACATTTACCAAAGATGCTGGAGCATATAGTGGCATGAAAGTGCCAGTTGGAGAATATAATAAGTTAACAGAAGCAGGTACAGGCAATGATCCTACAAAATACCAAAAACCTGTAGATATAGATCAAGCAGATGTGCTACAAAAGCAAGGGTTAATAGACTCAGGCAAAAAAGAATGGGACGAGCACCGTGGTGTACATTCATCTTCGTCACGTAGAGAGATACCTTCTATGGTATTTGGCTGGAATACACCTGGCCCGTATGACTACGATGGTCCAAAAGTACCATATTCGTCGGTAGACCACCAAACAGAAGTACCGTTTAACCGCTTAGGCGGCTCTAGCTTTATAATGGACGACGGAGATATGATGCAACAGAGAGAAAAACCTCCTGTTGACGACAAGCCACTATACAAAGAGATAGAAAAGAAGGAAAAAGGCGACCCAAATATACCGCACAACGAAATAACTAGGCTTAAAACACGCACTGGTCACCAAATCCTTATGAATAATGCAGAAGATTTTATCTATATTATTAATGCTAGGGGTACCGCTTGGATAGAATTAACAAACAATGGCAAAATTGATGTATATTCTTATGATTCAGTATCTGTACATTCTGAAATGGATATAAATCTTAAAGCAGAGCGTGATATTAATCTAGAAGCATCAGGTAACATTAATTTTAAAGCTAAAGAACAGATGCGTATGGAGTCAGGCAATGCTACACACTGGAAAGTAGGCACAGCAGAAACTAAAAAAGCACCTGGCGAGCGTGACAAGCAAAGAGAGCAGGACGAGGATCTAGATTCTCCAACTTACGGAGACCGCAAATATCGTGTGTTTGAGGATTTATCTGATACAGCACAACCTGGCGATAATTTGTATATAGATGTATCTCGTGATGTATATTGGAAAGTAGGAACACATCCTGAGAAAGGTGATGTAAAAATTGAAGTATCTAAAGACTCGCATTGGACAACAGACAAAGAATTTAGATTGTATGCTAAAACACACATACACCAAAAGTCAGATTTAACAACACATCACGAAGCTAAGACAGCATTTCATCAGAAGGCAGGCACTTCGTTTCATATGCAGAGTGGCGCAACTATGAATTTGAAATCAGGAGCACATCTTAAGTTATATGCCGCTAATAATAACACAATAAAAGCAGGCTCTAACAATTATTTAGATGCTGCTGGTAATAATCACATAAAAGCAAACTCAGGTAACTTTATGTCGTCGTCAACAGCTCATATTAAGGCAAGTGTTGTGCAGATTCAAGGAATGGTGTATAACAACGGCTCAGCATCACCTGCATCACCTGGCTCAATGGCAGCAGGAGCAATACCACCTGAGTTAGCAATATTACCTGAGTGTGCGCACCACGCATTTATTCCAGTTAGGATACCAATGCACGAGCCTTACTATTGCCACGAGAACTTAGATCCAAATATGTTTAAGCCTGATAAAACAGATTCAACAAAAAGTATTAACGATGCTTGTGAATTTGCTATAGCGTATGAGCAAGAAGATCAAAAATATATTCTAACACCTGATACATTTAGGAAAGGCGTATGAGTCGAGAATTTAAAGAAAAAACTTTATATAAAGAAGTTGTTGTAAAAAATGCTGAAAAACGGCGTAAATTTGATCCTGGAACAAAAGTATATAAGGGAGTCAGTACTGTAAATCCTGATAACACCTCGCCAGTATTATATGATTTATCTATAATTAAACAAGATATACTAAATCATTTTCATATTAGGCAAGGAGAAAAGTTATCTGATCCTAAATTTGGATGTATATTATGGGATTTGTTATTTGAATCACTTACAGATGCTACAAAGCAATTAATTATTCAAAATGTAAATCAAATTTTTGATCACGAACCACGGGTAATTGCAAATTCTATTATTGTAGACGAATATGAAAATGGTATTGCAATTTATGCTACTCTTACATACTTGCCTTATAATATTTCAGAGACAATGCGTGTAAACTTTGATAAAAATGCTGGATATGCATTTGCCTAATATCTACGCACTTTAAACACACCATAAATACAAATAAAAGGAAATACATATGTCCTCAACTGATAGACAAAATCGTTTATTGGTAGCTGAAGATTGGAAACGAATCTATCAGTCGTATCGTAACGCAGATTTTCAAAATTATGATTTTGACTCTTTGCGTAGGATTATGATAAATTACTTACGGCAAAATTATCCCGAAGATTATAATGATTATATTGAAAGTTCAGAATATCTTGCATTAATTGATCTCATTGCCTTTTTAGGGCAAAATTTAGCCTTCCGTATTGACCTAAACGCACGAGAAAACTTTTTAGAGTTAGCAGATCGTAGAGATTCTGTTTTGCGTTTGTCACGCTTATTATCTTATTATCCAAAACGTAATGTAGCTGCACAAGGATTGATAAAAATTGTTTCTGTTAACACATCTGAATCATTTGTAGATTCAAATAATGTTAATTTACAAAACCAAAATATTATTTGGAACGATCCTTCAAACCCAAATTGGCGTGAACAGTTTATTAAGGTAATGAATAGAGCTATCGGTGCTGACGAGATTATTGGCAAGTCAATTAAGCGAGAAACTATAAACGGTGTACTAACTGAGAAGTATAGATTTTCGTCACAAGGTAGTAACTTGCCTATTTTTGATTTCTCTAAAGTAATCGATGGACAGTCTGTACGTTTTGAAATTGTACCTACAGATATTACAAATACTTCTATTATAGAAGAAACTCCATTACCAGGTCAAAACTTTTCTTTCATTTATCGTGTAGACGGATTAGGACCAGCTTCTACTAATACAGGATTTTTCTGCATGTTTAAGCAGGGAACTATTTCTGATGGTGAGTTCTCAATTAGTAACCCATCTGCTAATCAAGTTGTAACTGTAGATGCTTCAAATATTAATAATACAGATGTTTGGCTATGGCAATTAGATGCAGATAATAGACCTAATTCATTGTGGACTAAAGTAGACTCAATTGAAGGTAATAATATTATCTATAATTCATTATCAAAAAATGTTAGAAATATTTACGGTGTTTTATCTAAAGCAAATGATAAAATATCTCTAATATTTTCAGATGGTGTATTTGGCAACCTGCCGCAAGGACATTTTAAGGTTTATTATAGAACAAGCAGAAATGCAAACATTGTAATAAATCCTAGAGACATGTTGTCTATACCTGTTGAAATTAATTATATTTCAAAAACAGGAAAATTAGAAACATTAAGATTAGGATTAGAACTTCAAACAACTATTGATAATTCATCTGTAAGCGAGTCATCTGCTTCTATAAAGCAGAGAGCACCAATGACATATTATACTCAGAACAGATTAGTTACAGCAGAAGATTATCAAATTGGTCCGCTTACTATATCACAAGAAATTGTAAAAGCAAAAAGTATTAATAGAGTATCATCAGGATTATCTAGATATTTTGATTTAAGAGATTCTACAGGAAAGTATTCAAAGACTAATTTGTTTGGTAGCGATGGTATTATTTACAGAGAATATTATAATAACAAAGTTACTTTTGCATTTGAAACTAGAACAGATGTAGAAGGTGTAATAGCTAATACTGTAAACAAAATTCTTGAATCACAAAAAACGTCAAATTATTATTTTGATAAAATTTCTCAAGTTCCATATGATGACTTAGAAATATCCTGGAATAATAGTTCTAGTGAAACAAATATGTATACAGGTTTCTTACAAAATAGTTCTAATATCAGGCAAATTGTAGGATCTTTTACTACCTCTATTTTACGACTTATAAAAAACGGATCACAAATTAAGTTTAGAGCGCCTAGCGGGTATCATTTTAATAATAAAAATGAAATTGTTGCAGGAGGAAGCAAGGCAATTGGCGATCACGATTATAAATTTGTTAAAGTTGTATCTGTGTACGGTGATGGTACTAGAGAAACAGATGATGGGCGTGGGCCTCTTATGATTAACGATTATGTTCCAACTGGTGCATTAATGGCAGAGATACGTCCAACTATTTCTCAAATAGTCAATGACGATACTACAATTGAATTAATAGATCAAATTTTTGCTAATAAAGCCTTTGGTCTACGGTATGATATTAATGCTATGCAGTGGAAAATTATTCATGAAGATAATTTAAATGTTGTATCACCATTTTCATTAGGTAAAGAAGGTGACAATTCAAAGCAAAAGTTAGACTCTAGCTGGTTACTATTGTTTACAACTAATAAAGAGCAATATACAATTGAACATAGGCAAGCACGATATATTTTTGAATCAGATCAAGAAATTAAATTTTATTTTGATTCGTCTGATAAAGTTTATAATTCAAAAACTGGAAAAATAGTTAGAGATAAAATTACGGTACTGTCAAATAATAATAAATTTAATGAAACTGATAATTTTACAGTAGATTATCATTGGGCAATATCCGAAGAGTATAGAGATTCTACTGGTTACATTAATTCTAAGAAAGTAGAAATAAATTTTTATGATTCTGATGATGACGGTGTAGTTGATGATCCAAATATTTTTAATATGATTGTTAACTATGCTGAATATCCTTTAGACGCATATATTTTCTTAGAAAAAACAATAACAAATAATGATGTTGAATCTTATAATTATGTATCTAATGATATAGCAAAAATTATAGTGTTACAATCAAAGCTATATTTAGGACCACTTAGTACATATTCAAATGGACAGGTTTTTTATTTTATTAATGATGATAGATTTGAAAAATATAATTCAACGTTAAAAATTACAGAAGTTATTGATACATATAAGGCGTTAATAGGACGAGACAACCTAAAGTTTCATTATGTGCATGCCGCAGACGACTCAATGCGAATTGATCCTTCTGTATCTAATATTATTGACACTTATGTATTAACACGAAATTATGACAATTATTTTAGACAATATTTGCAAGGCGAATTAGACAGAGTACCACTACCTCTTTCAACAGATCAATTATATTTGTCGTACGGGCAAGAGTTAGCTAATATTAAATCATTGACAGATGAGATTGTATATCATCCTGCAAAATATAGAATTTTATTTGGAACAAAGGCATCTGAAAGATTACAAGGTAGAATTAAGATTGTAAAAAATCCTGATATTGTGCTTAATGACAATGATATTAAATCAAGAGTTATTAATAGAGTAAATCAATTCTTCTCACTAGAAAATTGGGACTTTGGCGAGACTTTTTATTTCTCGGAACTATCTGCTTATGTAATTAAAGAATTAGCACCTGACGTAGTGACTATGTTAATAGTACCTTTGCAAGATGATCAGGTATTTGGTAGTTTACAAGAAATTAGTTGTGAAGTCAACGAAATATTTATTAGTGGTGCAACAGTTGATGATATTGATATTATAGATACTATAACAGCAGAACGCATTAAGGCAAATGGAAAGGTTGTAACAAGTACAGTTGCAAGTAACATTGGAATCCAAAGCTCATAAAGGTATAAAAGTTAATGGCAAAGAATTTTG